GCGGAGATGGCCCCCACCACCCCCAGCACCGCCGGGATCAGGGTCCTGGCATGCTGGACGGCAAAGCCCAGCACGGGCTTAATGTAGCCCCAGGCCGTCGCCACCCCGTCCCGGACGCTCAGGACGGCGCTCTTGATTTGGTCCGCGTGGCCCTTGAGCCACCCTACGGCCTGCCGGACGTAGCCGGAGACCCGCTGGGTGACCCCCACGGCCACCTCCTGGATCCTGGGGATGTACCCCACCAGATTCCCGGCGATCTCAGCCTTCAGGTCGAGGATGTGCTTGCCCACTTCTTCCTTCATGTCGCCCCAGGCGTTCTGAAACTGCTGGATCTTGCCCTGGGAGGTGTCTGCCAGGGCGGCATTGACGCCGCCCACGTTGTCTTTCAGGATCTCCGCCAGCACCGCCGCCCTCTGGGTGGCGTCTCCCGTCTGGAGCATTTTTTTCTGATTGTCGGTCATGATGATGCCGACCCTCGTCAGAGCGCCAGCGTTGCCGTTCATTGCTTTTCCGATCAGGTTGGCAATGCCCACGGCGTCCTCCTGGGAGGCGTTGAGGCCCTTCTGCTGGGCTAGCAGGTCAGTCATGCCCGTGGACAGGGTGGCGATCTGGTCGGCGCTCAGCTGGAATGTCGCCAGCTGCTGCATCCCCGCCAGGGTCACCTCATCCCCGATGACGCCCACCGCCTGGATGTCCGAGGCCACGCTCATCAGCTGGGACTTGGCGTTGGCAATGGCCTCATTGCCCCCCGCGGCGATGCTCTTGACGTTGCCCAGGACGGCCTCCAGCTTGGTCTCCGCGTCGATCTGTGCCTTGGCAAGCTCCTCGCTCTGGGAGGCAAAGGCCTTCAGGGCCCCCACGGACAGCACGCCGGTGATTCCCGACAGCGCCGCCCCGAATTTGGCCACGTGGGCCACGCCCCCCAGAAATCCGTTCCTGACGTTCCGGCTAAACCCGATGACCGACTGGGAGACCTTCCGCATGGATTTCTCCTGGTCCCTGGTGATCACGCCGGCCTCCCGCATGGGACGGGTGAACTGGTCCTGCAGCTTCAGCAGGATATTGACATTTTTGTTAGCCACTCGTTACCGCCTCCCATGCTTTGGCCTTTCGCTCCCCCTCCAGCTCCCAGGCGATGCCGAAAAACAGCTTTTCGGCAGGGGAGAGGGAGAGCAGTTCTTCAAGACTGTGTCCACGGTTCAGGTAATGGGCGATGAGGCTCAATTCCTCATCGCCCGCGATCAGTTTTTTATCTCGTCCCGGGCTTCTCCGCCGTCGCCGTACAGAGCGCCCACGGCGTTGATGACAGCCACCATGTCCCCCACGTCCTCCCGGAACACCAGGGGCACCACGTCCGTGGGCGCGCCCTTGCATCCGTAGGCGTCCAGCAGTTCCTGGCTGTGGAGGATGGGACAGAAGGCGTAGATCATGTCATAGATGGCCTCCAGGGTCTCCCCGCCGCCCTTTGCGGTAGCATAGGCGGAGGAGAGCTCCTGGTACTCCACCAGGGGCAGTCTCCTGATCTCCATGGTCCCGCCCATGCCGGGCACGAAGACCTCCGCTGTCTGCTTCAGAGGCTTCTCTTTCCTGGCGATGAGCTCCGCCAGGCTCAGCTTGCGCTTGTCCATGCTCAGCCCTCCTCGATCGTCTCGATAAACTCGTAGTCCGCAAACTTGAAAGGCACGGACTCACTGAGAACGGCGCCGTTCTCCCAGGACCCCAGGTCCACCTCGTCAAAGACGACGCCATACAGGACGCATCTCTGACTGCCGGACACGTCGGGGTCTGTGACCACGATGTCCATCTTGACCTCCGGCAGGGACCCGGACTTGACGCCCTCGGCGTACAGCTGGACGATGCGGCTGTTGACCTTGTGGACCTCCAGGGTGCCGGACCCGGCCCAGCCCATATACCGGTACTCCTTGTTCAGCTGACCGTTGATATCCAGCTCCTCGGTGTTGAGGGAGGCCTTGGCCTCCACCTTCTTGGCTTCCGCCAGTTTCTCGTTGTTGAGCCACACGGAGCCGAAATTGCCCCGGATGATCTTGTTGTTGATGTTGCTCCTAGCCATATTGACTCCTTTCCGCCTCGCAGAGTTTTCCTCGCTCCGTGAGGAAAAGAAAATCCAGTCCGAAAAAGTCGCGGCTCCGCCGTGGCTTTTTCACTTCTCGCCCGGCAAGTGTGCCCCCTGGGCGCGCGCAGCCGGGTGCGTGGAGGGGTTCAAAAGGGGAACCATTGTCCGGCCCCCGTCAGGGGGCGGCAATGGTGCCCTTTTTCCTTACCCCAGATTGATGGTCATCCGCAGGTCCTCCATGGCGTCGAGGATCCGCATGACCGCCGTCACAAAGACGTAAGACTTGTAGGTCTTCCCCCGGACATAGGCGTCCGTCTGCTCCGCCATGCTGGTGCCCTCGGCCTCCCAGGCCCGGCGCATGGCCGCTACGTCGATGTCGCAGGTGGCCCCGGCCTCCAGGATGCTCTCCGCCTCCAGGCCCCTAAAATACCCGATGACGTCGCCCACAAACAGCGCCTGGTTGTCGGAGCTGTTGCGGACCTTGCCCTGGTAGTACCGCTTGAAGGCCCGGATGATATCCTCCTGGATCATGTCCATGGCCTCCACCACGGCGACCTTCTTCATGTCCTCCGTGATATCCCCTGCGATGGTCTGCAGGGTGTTGACGCCTCTCGCGATCCGGAAGACGTCCTCATCCAGCCACAGGGCCATCTGACCGGCGTCCACGGCGTCGCCGGGCTCCACCACAGAGCCGTCGGCCACATAGTCCGCCACGGCGGTGATGTCGTCCAGCTCCCAGCTGGTGACGCTGCCGGTCATGGGGCAGGCCGCCAGGATGCCGGCCAGGCGCGGCAGGTACTCCACCATGGGCGTGACCGCCGCCTCTCCCGCCATGGTCACGGAGGGGTTGCAGACGGAGACGATGTGCATGTCGTCGGCCTCCTGCTGATAGACCAGGGCCTTGGCCTTCCGGGTCCGCTGGGGGGTGTTGATCTCCTTGACGTAGGAGACCAGATCCTCCTGCATGTTGGCATAGGGCGCGCAGATCCAGTTAAACGCCACGGTCCGCAGGTAGGGCTCCGCGTCCGCCATGGTCCCGTTGGCCCCGATCCGCACCACGGTGACCCGCACCGGGTTGGCGTCAAAGGCTCTCTTGAGGATCTTATAGTTGGCGGCGGTATAGTCGGACTCCTTCACGTCCTCCAGCCACCGGTAGCTCTTCACGTGCCAGCTCACGCCCGCGGTGGCGTCCCGCAGGATGACGCACAAAAAGCCCCTGGCCGACCGCCACCCGGCCGTCTGTGCCAGTTTCTTGAAAGTAATCGTAATTTCAGGCAGTCCCAATCTCGGTCACTCCTTTCAATCGTTGTCCGGCCGCACCCACGCCTCATCATTGACGTCCAGTGCGTCCATATCCTGATCCGACCCGCCTCTCCAGTCATCCTCCGGGGCCTCCTGGTACAGCTCCACGGCAAAGGTGACCGTCAGGGTCATGTCCTCCCGCTCGATGTCAAAATCGACGTCGTCGGCCAGGACGTGAAAGCCCTCCGTCACCGGGATGGGTCCCTCCAGGGCAGTCACAAGGGCCTCGTGGTCCCGGAGCAGCTGCAGCCACCCCTTGGCCGAGGACTCTCCGTAGCGGACGATCTCCAGATAGTAGGTCTCATGCCGGAGCTTCCCGACCCTCTCCAGGGTCGAGTCATAGGGGGTCAGCCGGGTAAAGGGCCTGGGGATGCCCTCCACCCGGTCCTTGGTGGCCGGCGGGGCGTTAAAGACCCTCTCGATCATCCCGGACACCGCCGCGATGACCTCAACCAGTCCGATCATGTGATCCCCCCTCGTCTCAGGACTTCATCCACCAGCTTCGAGGCGTCCTGCTCCAGCTCCGGACCCATGGCCTCCACGGTGTGCTCTGCGGGAAACCGTCCGGCCACCCGCTTGCCCGTCTTCCGCTGGTGCTTCCGCCCCTTGCCGGGGACGGGAGCATACTGCTCATGGCCCTCCTCGATGAGGTGGGCGTGGGGGGCCTTGCTGGTGACGGTGACCTCCAGGTCCCCGCTTTTT